TTTTAGTTCCAACCCCATCAGTAGATGCTACTAGATAATTTTCTTCGCATAAGTCATATAGACCAGCGAAGCCCCCTATATTATCAACTAAGCCAGAAATGCTTTCTGTCAGCCTATCTGCTTTAGCTATGTCTACCCCTGCCTTTTTATATTTATACATTTTATTATTTGTTCTTTGACTATATCAAACGAGATTTTAGTTCTGCATTCATGCTTATTGCCTCTTGGACAGTACGCCCAATTATACTGTATTTCTTCAAAAGAATTTAAGTCTTCATCATTTAGGCAACCATGGCAGACTGACTCGTTCTGAACTCTGAAACAGTCAAACTCATTTACTTTATGAGTAGAACCACTAATCATAACAACTTTTTTACCCAATGCCCAAGCTAACCAACTCAATCCAGAACTCAAGCCAATAAAGAAGTCGCAGTCCATTATTTGCTTGATTCTTTTCTGAAGTGGGAAAGAGCCTGTCTCATTGATAGCTTTCTTAGGTATAAGGTTCCAATCATTTATTCCTCCCCAAGACTCGTCTTTATCAATACATAAAACTTTATATCCTTTTGTTTTAAGGAACCTAACTACTTTATCCCAACCGGACTGAGTCCATAGCTTGCATTTACTGGTGCTTTGAACAGATATGCAGACATATTTAGACCTAGGGGTTTTGTAATCCTCTGTACCTTTGGTTGATATAGTTGGTATTATTTGTTTGAATGGTAGGTGTAATTGATCGCATATTTGTTTTTGTATATTGACATTGCGGTTTAGATGAAAATTTATTTTTTTTAAGTTATCTATCTGACCCATTCCAGATTTAACTATTTGCGATCTCCAATCTATATTAAACTCTCCGTCCGTACCTTTGCCTAAAACTTCTGGAAGTCCATTGGGGTGTGATTCCTTTGTGACATGAAACTGGTGTATAGTTTGGCAGGGGTAAAATTTTACTTTGTCTTCTATATCATCAAATAATTCAGCCCACCTAGTTTTAACTACTACTTTTCTGCCAGTCAGTTTAGAATATTCATAGCAATAAGGCGACCAAGCTATGTTGTCGCCTAATGATTGAGAAACAAATTCTAAAAGGTCTGTCATATCTATTTGAAATGAGGCCCATATATATAACCTTTAAGGCAATACTTATCTCCTTTTATTACGGGAGTAACTCCATTAAGCATATAAGAGGGAAAGAGTAAGCAAGTGCCTATTTCTTTTTCTGCGTACACTGGGGTTCCGTAATTATGTATTAAGTGTTGCCCTCCTTCATAGGAGGTTGTCTCGTTCAAGCAAACATAAAAGCTTATTTTTCTATACTGTTTACATTCGGAGCTAAAATTTTGTCCAATATCTATTCTTGGGGCTTCTGAGTCCCTTGTTTCTCCTGAGAACTTTATTAGCTCTACCTCTTCTGAGATGCCATTTATAAGAAAGTCCCAACAGCTATTATTTGCCTCTCTAGCAAATTCACAGAGCTTGTCATAAATCCAGAAGTTATTAGGCACGAACCCTAAAGTACAAGATTTATTTCTCTTATCTTGGTTGGTGTGTTCTTGTTTGGATACTTGCAGTCTTTCAGAATTTTCTCTAATTATCCTCAAGCATTCTTCTTCAGAAAAGCCTTCAGTGAAAAGATAGTAATCATTAAGACTAAGCTCTTTGTCTTTATCGTTAAGTTTATTTAAATCTGAAAGATAATACATACTACCAATCGTTTACGTTCTCTGATTCTGCAAGCTCTATTACTTCTTCAGCTAATTGTTTGGTTATCTTAGGGCAATCTTCTTCTATTGCTTGTTTCTTCCAAAGCGGATAGTCTTTGTATATCTTGTCGTAAGCTGCTTTGTACCTTCTAGCCATCTCAGACTTAACCTTCTTCTTCCTTGGCATCTTTTTATTATATCAATTTCTTTACAAAAGGTCAATCATATTCTTTCATAACCTTGTCATATTTTATCCAATTATCTTCACTATTCCAGTTCCCGTCTTGATCTTGAACAGGGCAAGAAAAATCTTCAGCCGCTTTGCTGGCGGCATCGAACTTGTGAACTTTGTGGTAATTGTTTTCCTTACTGTCTTCTGTTTCTAGATTGAGTTTAGTTATGTTAATTGGCTCTTTAGCCATCGTATGTAAATCTAAATGCCCTTTCTTATTTAAGAAGGATGTATCAAAAGTGTCTCCTCCAGAAAAGTATTCGTCAGCGTGCTTCTCATCTGCTCTACCTAGGTTACCCGTAAAGTCAATCCAAGGTTCTTCTAGGACAACTTTTTCATTATACTTACCTCCGTTCCAATTTATAACTCCTTTTCTGTATATCCTTGAGAAGAAAAGCATGAGTTTTATATTAGGTCTCTGCATTAAGTGATGGTTTATAAAGCTTTCTACTGGTTGTATAAAACACTCATCATAATACTTTCTTAATTTTAAAAATGCTGAGCAATAGTAATCCATCAGATAAGGGGGGCCGTAAGCTACCCAGTTATTTAAATTTACGGTATTGTAATTTCCTTGATGATACACATGATGCCAATAAGGTACAGCTATTGCGTCGTCTTGTATAATTTTTAAATCTGGATAAGAGCTACAAGTCTCTGCTCTAACAACTACATCGTAATCTTTTTCTCCTGACAATAAATTAGCTCTCCATATTTTATACAAAGTTGAATATGGCCGACCATGTTTATGTGCAAAGTCCATTGCATCATTGAAGTAACTAGGAGAAGAAATATACTCTTGGTTTATACTAGCAAAACTTTTAATGAAAGCTTTCTGGTTTTCTACCTCTAAGTTGACTGGGTTATAAGCTTGAGAGAAGGCCTCAATTGTATCTCCATCTTGGTATACGTTCTCTTCGTCCCATAGGCTTCCGTATACATCAGCATTATATTTTTCTATAAACTCTTGCCAGTATCTCTGGTTTTGCTTTATATAATACGGTATACCAGCGAAGCAAACTGCAACTCTCATTTTTCAAAAATCTCCTCGTAGTTGTCTCTGTAAGCCTGCCTGTTACCAGTCCTGTCGGCATCTCCTTTACCTGCTCCACCTAGATCTCCGCCTTCTTTTACATATTTGTATACTTCGTTACTATAGGTCTCGCTATGCTTCTGCTTTGTGGAGACTTTCTTGCCATCTTTGTAATACCATCCTTTATGGGGTTTAGGTTTGGGTTTCTTACTCATATCAATTCTTTAATTTCTTCCACAGTGAACTGTATCACTTCATCTGAAGCTGCTCCATCTTCAAGTATTCTTTCATGTAAATTCTCTCCCGGCTGTAACCCAATAGATTTAACTTTGAGTTCGGCCCCTTCTGGTAAATACTTTGAAGCCATTGCTTCCAGCAAATTTCCTATACTCATAGACCTCATTTCTGGTAAGTATGGAGAAGAGCATTCTGAATATTCCATACAGTCAAAAATTAAATCAACAGCTTGATCTATTGTCCAGAAAAATCTAGTAGCTCCCGCCTCTGTTACTATAACTTCTTTACCTTGTTTGAGTAAATCTCTCCACTTGCATAACACTGACCCAGTCGAATAAAGTACATTGCCGTAGCGAACAGTACGAAACTTTATTTTTGGGTGATCTTTCTCAAATTGAAAAAAGAGTCTTTCCATTATTAGTTTAGATGCTCCATAGACACCTTTGACTTGTGCTGCTTTATCTGTGCTGATACCTAAAACAAATTCTACTTCTATATCTACTGCGTGTTCTAATACGTTTATAGAGCCTACCACATTTGATAGAGTGCATTCTCTAGCTTGAGTTTCGGCTAAGCCAACGTGTTTAAATGCAGCAAGATGAAATATACCTTGAATATCTTTGAACCTTTTTAAAGTAAATTTATCAGCAATATCTCCAGTATAATATTCAATGTCTGGGAAATTTTGTTTAGTCTTAATTAGCCCAGCTTCACTTCTAGCTACTACTATAACTTTACCACCTTCGGTTAAGATCCTCTTAATAAGCTCTTCCCCTAAGAAGCCGCTGCCTCCTGTAATTAAATATTTCTTGCCTTTTATTATATTAATCATTGCTAACTAATCCCATAAGTAAATGTGCTTCTGCTTTTCTAGTAATACTATACCAATCTCTATGCCTAGGAAGCCAAACTAAATTTATTCTATCTCCTATTTGGTTTCTCATCTTCCAGCTCTGAGTAAAACTCTTTACTGATTTATCAACGATTTCTCCATGTTCTTCAAAACTTTGTTCGTTTAACAGGACCTCGTCATTTATGAAAAAGAAGAAAGGTCTATCGTTTTCTATGCACTCGAGGGCATCCTCTTTTCTATATACTGCGGTAATGTCTTGGTCGTAAGGCCAGCTATTTAGAATTTTTGAAATTACTGAATTGTGACCCCTGAGTCCGAGATGATAAGAAAGCCTTTTTGCGAAATCAAAAGTATAACTATCTTTGTTCCCTCCCCAGTAATGAACTATTAACAATGATGTTTTTAAATGGTCTAGCTTCTGAATTGATTCGTAATCAATCATATTTTTACCTACCGTATGTTTGTACCAATCAGACCCTGTCCATTCACTGTTCCTTATCTCATTTATACAATGTTTTTGCTGACTAACATATTGATCTAATAATATTTGTTTCCTATTAGTTGGTAATTTTATTATAGAGTTATAGTATGTGAAAATTTTATCATTATCGAATACATCCTTGACCATGTCGTAAGTTTCAATATGTTGAACGTGTCCGTACTCTCCATATTGACCATGAGTTACAATTTGCTGCCAATCTGTTTCCCAGCTAATTCTTTTTAAAATATTTTTATAATCGCTCTTGTGCTGAAGGGGGTCTAAAGTTGGGGTCTCCATACCTAAACACTCGAAATACTTTACTCCTGCTTTATTCAAGCTATCTTTTAATTCCTTAAATCTAGTTCTACTCTTATCATTATGCCAGTCCCAAAAATCCATAGAGGAAGTCAAACATAAGACCTTTGTGTGACTACCGTTTTCCATAAGCCAATCCCCAAAGAATATAGCTTCATCATCTGGATGAGCAACAACCAAAAGTTTGTCTGGTCTAGGTGGTAGTTGAATACCTTTCCAGCAAAAAGTTTTCTCTGAAACTATTTCGAGGTGATTGAGGGTTTTGTCTTCTCCATCTTTTATTGCTTTAGGAATGAACTTCCATTTATACCCGAAGTCTCCAGACTCATTCGTATGTTGTCTATTGGCTATTACCTCTCCATAGGTATTGAATTGCTCTGGCCCCATCAAGTCAACATACTCTACCCAATCGTTTTCAATGCAATACTCGACTAGCTTAGCCCACATCCACTTGGAAACTTCTGCTGACTTACAGGAAGTCGTATCGTAAAGAGGAGCATTGCAATATAAATAGTTGCCCCATTTTAAAACAAAGTGATAAGCTATACCACTACTAAAGCAATGTAGCACTCCTCTGTTATGTAAACTTTGAAGCTCTCTATCTGAATACCAATCGCCCCAACTCCAGTTGTTACATTTAGACCATAAGTCCATGTAGCTCCTGCACTGTTCTGGATTAAAGTCTACTTTAGTATATTTTAAATCTGAATTAAACTCTAAGACCTTTTTGAGGTCATGTCTACTTGACTTAGATAATGAAGATAGATAATCCTCTAAATTTTTAAATCTAGAGGTTGGAATAATTAAAGGTGAACTATGTTCTAGTACTTTCAAACGAAATAGTCCCTAGAAAATTCAAGAGAGACGTTCTCTGGTTCTTTTCTCTCTATCCATCCAGTTATTATATATTTGGTTTGTTGAGAACTTGGTTTATTCCCTCTGTGTGTGTGAGTCCAGAAAGCTGGGAATATAACAGCCCTGCCTGTGCGAGCTTCAACTTTGGTTTTCTGAAATCTAAATTCGGTCTCCCCTCCTTCGAATACATCATTCAAATACCACATGAAGGCCATCTGACGCATCTTCATTGTCTCCTCTGTAACTTCGTTCTCGTAATGCCAAGCGTGATAGCCCTCTTTATCTACGTACCTTTGCATCTGCATATGTGGTACGCCTACTGTGGCAGCAGAAAATCTACCTTGACAAGTTCTTACGAGACTGAGTTCGCTGGAGAAAGTTTGATCACCTTCTAATTTTCTTACTAGAAACGGGTGAAGTCTCATATACTCTACCATAGAGGTTAATAGGTCTTCCCTGAGATAATCGTATATATAACTCCAATCAGTGTCCTCTAGCTGATCTGTTAACATCAAATCTTTAGAGTCTTTTATATCTTTGTTTACTCCTGAGCCAGATATACCTTGTGTTGTGTTGTCAGATCCTTCAAATTTACTTATAACAAAATCACAAAAATCTTTAGGCAAGGCTTCGTCTCTTTTATAAATTAAACTGTCCATTAAAACTCCTTTTCTAAACCGAAAAACATATCCGGTATATCATCGTTCATTCTCAAGGGCTCAAAATTAACATCTGAGAAATCAAACTTAGAACTGTCTTTAAAGTATACTTTTAAATCACAATTAAATTCATTTACTTTATTTGTACAGTATTCTTTTATCTTATCAAAGTTTATACCTTTACCAACCTTACTAGGCTTTGTCTTGGCAATTAATATAACTGGTTTATTTGCTAAATTATTATCAAAGCTGGCTATCAACTTTTCATTAGTATCGAAAAAGTCAATCTTCCATTGCTCTATATCTGTGTAAGGGAACGCGCCCCATGTACCTTTAGCGATCTCCATGTCGCCTACAAAGTCGTAGTTATCATTACATTTGCTTCTTTTGTACCACTTGACTAAGTACGAAGAGCTATCTTCTGACTCTCCTTTGATGGATACCTTAGAATCGTTAGCAAAACTCAACTCTGCCCAATCTTTGTTTGTCAACTCTACTTTCATCACCAAAACCAAACTGTATAATCTTCACCCTCTACATCAGTGGGTAATATGTCATAATGTTTTCTTTTCATACCTTTACTCTGTTCAATCTCTTTCCTTGTGTTCTACTCATTTCTTGGCTAATTATAGAAGCAAATTTTATTTTTAAGTCATCTCTTAGGTCTTTGAGGTTTAAAGCGTCACTTTTTTGATTATTATCAAACCAATACATTGGCCTCAGATTTGTATAATGATTAAGAGCATAAACATCTTCTGGACAGTTGGTTCTAGCAAAAATTTGTGGAACCCAGTGGTCTATCTCCCATAAAGCTCCATGATTATCCCAGCTCATGCCCTCGTTCCATTGTGACTCTATCCACCTTACTGCTTCTTCCAAGGTTGTCCCTAGTATCTCCTCCGTCCTCAAGCCAGATACAGTCTTATGCCCTCCCTGACCTATGCTGACTAGGCCATCTCGAATTCGACCACCAATTAAAGCTTTAAGTTTATAATTCGGGTCTTCTTTGTATCTCTTGGAGTCCCTCTTTGCTCTTTTCTTTTTTGCTTCTGGATGCTTAGACCTTTCTTTAACTTTGTTCCTGTTTCTTTCTAAATTTTTAGGATCTTTGTAATAATTATTTTGATAGCCCAAACGCTCATCTCGGTTCATTGAATAATAAGAAGGAAGGCCATTGGCCTTCCTTTCTTGGTAGCGATGTTGATGGGAACACTGATCAGAGCAAAACTTACTCCTAGGGCGTTTGGATCTATCTATTTTATTATCGCATCCTTCATGAGAGCAAGTGCTGGGGCGTTCGTTGCTAATCTTTTTTTTTGATAGCCCAATTCTCATGTACTAGATAGTCAGTGTCAATACTTAGATCCTTTAATGTGATAACTTTCCTGTCAACTGTTGGAGAGGACTTTCTATTCCTTGACTTTGACTTCATAGTACCTAGACTTTGTTGCTTTAAGATATAACCACGCATCAGCTTCTTTTGCTCGGGTACTCTCATCCTTGACTTGAGTCTTGAAAAGGCGTGAAGCGGTATTTCTATACCAATACGCGCCCCTACTTCCTTACAGAGTTCGGCATCGTTTACATTTGCCATCTTTTTCCCTTCGTGTGCCCAATAAATAGCAAGCAAAGTCTTTCTGATCGCATTACAGACAGATGAGTCGAAAGTTAGGTAATCGCTTTTAGCACCAGTCTTATAATCTTTTTCGAAAATATATTTCGGGTTGTCAAAAAGCTTTGGCTTTAAGAAGTTCTTTATGTGCCATTCTTCTGTCTTAGTTGCTGCTTGGCTCCTAGGTTTGGTCTTGGGCTTGGGCTTCTCAGCCGGTAGGGCGTCGAAATCTTCTGCCATGTCCTGCAGTATGTTAGATGCTTCTATGGTCATAAGGGTTCGCCAAGATGTCTTGTCCATTGCAGTGGCCATCACACTATTGAATGCGTTATTGAATATTTTAGCTCCTTTCTCAGAGGAGAGTTTTAATCCAGTTTTAGTTTCAAAAAGCTCTTTAGCTTCTTCCTTTATCGTACTAGCGGTATCTGTATCTCGCATATTTTTATATTATATATTGGTCTTAACTTGAAGTCAAATCTTTTTTTCTTCAATATGAAAAATTATATTTACAGTCAGTTTTCTTTAAATCTTTTTGGTAATCTACTGTAAGTTCTTCCCCTGCTCTTATTTCTTTAATTGTTTTAAACGGATCTTCTCTGTTTTCATTTAGTTCTAAATTAGGATCAGTAGAAGCATTTAAAAATTGAGTTATATGTAAAACTTCTAGTTCGCATGGATGGATGAACAAACCTCTGTTTGTTAACAGGTTGTAATCAAGGAGCATTTGTTTTACTGGTTCATCTAGCTTGTCTATATCGTGGCTAGTGACCCTTACTGTGCCTCCGAAGAAATGGTGGTTGGGGGTGGACCAAGGAGCAACTCCAGATGGAATGTCCTTGATCGCAAATACCCCTACCCCATGTTTACTAGAAGGCTGAACCCTACAATAAGTCTGGTTCTTGAGCCTTTCTAGAATATTGTTAGTTGTTAGTGTTCGTGGACTCAACCTTAATCGGTATAATTTTTCTTACGGGAGTGCTTACGAACTTAATAACTTTCAGGCTTGTCGTCAAGACATTCTTAGCTAAACCTACTGTCGCAACAACAGTGCCTTTGCTGCCTTCAACAGCGGAGCCAGCAGCCATTCCGACAGGGACAGCTACTGCTTCTGGATGTTCTTTAGCTGCTTTAATCGTATTTTTAAATTTAAATAAAGATACGACTTCATTAAGCTTGACCTTTTCGCCAGTCTTTGCGGCTTCCTTGAGCTTAGACCAATCAAATTTAATGATTGAATCAGTTATCTCTTGAGAACCTTGCATGTAATGACGGACGTAATTCCTCTTAAACCAAGTAGAAGGCTTCTTCGCCTCAAACTTTGGTTCGTTAGGGTTCACCCAACTTCCATTTTCGTGGATGACTGTTTTGCCTAAGAACTTAAGCTCCTTACTCTCTTCTGCGTGAGCAGACAGGGCAATCGCACTTAAGGCTACTAGGGTTAAATATTTTTTGATAAACATATTTAATTCTTGATTTTAACTTTGTTATCTCTATTTGGGTTAATATACTCAATATATTAAAGACCTGCGGCTCCTACTATAATGCTAGTGATAGTTAGAATAGTCCAAGCTACCATGACTTTGGTGTCAGCATTGCCATTCATCCAACCCCAAACAAATGCGATAAGGCTTCCTATGCCACAAACAAAAGTTAGGATAATAGAGGCTACGCCAAGACCAGTCTTGCCCTGCTTGAACATCGATACCCAAACTATTATAAGACATACTAGTGAAGGTAAGGCTAATACTAGCTGGAGTCCGGAGACTTGACTAATTTGACTTTCCATCTCGAATTTGAGTTAGAGTCTTTTGAATCTCAAAGATAACCAAGAGAACCTCTGCGTAAATGCGAACCACGATTGGTCCTAATATAGCTGTACCAATTCCTGTCAACGGATCTACCGTCATACTAAGAAGGCCAGCCACTAGGGCCACCACCATTCCAATGTAACTCAGAATCTTTACGACTCCCGGAGTTATCATATACTCGTAATTAATGAACTGCTTCATATTTCTTTATGTTAATGTAAGCTTAACAATAAGTCAAGCTAAAAATGGTACCCCGACTAGGACTCGAACCTAGAATCTACAGCTTAGAAGGCTGTTGCCTTATCCATTCGGCCATCGGGGCTCAAGAGAAAAAGTCTACTTCTATGTCGCTTACAACTCTTTTAGCTTTGTCCCTAGCTTCTTGAATACTATCTCCGCGAGCCATGACGACTCCCATTCGACGCTCTCCGTTAATGCTAGGTTTGCCGAATAGCCTTAACTGGGTATCAGTATGTCTCAAGGCTTTATCTAAATTTGAAAACAATATATTATTTCCAGAGCCTTCTACCTTAATTACATGAGAAGCACTAGGCCCGTGTTGCGTAATATTTGGTATAGGTAAGCCTAATACGGCTCTAACATGCAGAGCAAATTCAGACAAATCTTGAGAGATGAGGGTAACTAACCCTGTATCATGTGGGCGAGGAGAAACTTCAGAAAACCAAACTTCATCGTATTTTACAAACAACTCTACTCCAAACACTCCGTAGCCACCTAAAGCATCTGTAATTGATCTAGCTATCGTTTTGGCACTTTCAAGAGCTTGAGTTGTCATTGGGTGTGGTTGCCAAGATTCAACATAATCTCCACCTATTTGTTTATGACCTATAGGCTCGCAAAAACTTGTGGCGACTGCCCCGGGCCAGCGTCCAACGTAGTCTGCTGTATGCCTTACAGTAAGCAAAGTAATCTCATAATCGAAGTCTATAAGTTCTTCGACGATGACTTTCCCTGCTCCAGCACGACCTCCAGACTGCGCGTATTCCCAAGCAGGATCAATGTCTGCGGCACTTTTAATTGTGCTTTGACCTTTACCACTAGATGACATAATTGGCTTCACTATACATGGTATGCCTATTTTATTTATTACAGCATCTATGAATTGCTCTTTATTGCTCGCGAATTTATATTTAGAAGTATTTAATCCGAGAGTCTCTGCGGCCAATGTTCTTATGCCTTCTCTGTTCATAGTAAGCTTAACTGCCGAGGCATCTGGAATTACTTTTATTCCATTTGCTGCTGCTTCTATGAATACATCTGTAGCTATAGCTTCAACCTCTGGAATTATATAATGAGGCATGACCTTTTTAATTGTTTCTCTAAGGCTATCTGCGTCAAGCATATTAACGACATAAGAATTATCTGCAACTTGCATCGCAGGAGCATTCTCATAAGAGTCGATTGCTGTCACTTCGACTCCAAGTCTCTGCAACTCTATAACTACCTCTTTACCTAACTCTCCGCTGCCGCAAAGCATTACTTTCGTAGCGCTTTGAGAAAAGGGAGTACCTATTTCTGTACTCATGTTATTACTTGAGGCTTGTCTTTTGGTGGCCATACTCCATCGAATTCAATAGAATCCAATTCTTTAAAACCATTTCTAACTTTCTTTAAAAAGACTAACTTGCCGGGGCATCTAAATGGGTAACTAAATACCCAATCTATGTTCTTAACGTCAGACTCAGACATCTTACCCTCGTCTGTTACGAGTCTGATATGAGTTGCTCCTCTAGGAATTGGACTTGGCTGTCGCTTGAATGGCATATTTTACCTCTTCGTAATTTTGTTTAACTTTTATAGTGTCTCTCCTTAGTTCAAGGACTGTACGGCCAGCTTCATCTTCATAAAAAGATTGAATTTTGGATGGGTTGACAGAGAGCGCTCTCTCTTTTGGTTTTGATAAATGAGATGATATTTTATCTCTCACTACTATTTCTGTTAATTCCACAAACATATTAAAAAAGTTTTGAGTCTTCGTCTTTAGTCTTCAGTATAATTTTCTGTATAGACAATTTAAAAGCGAAGAATGAAATTATTGGCCAAACAAAGAGAATCAAAAGATTAAACCAAGCGGCTTGCTCAAGCCCCTCTGCGTTTGTTTCTCCACCGATGGCCATAACTACTCCTACTGCAAACCCTAAGCAGAAAAGTCCCGCAAGGTTTAAGCCTACAAATGCTAAAAATGCTAATATATATTTCTTCATGTTATTGAAAGTTGTTTTGGGAGTTCACGGTAGAGCCTGTAGCTATCGCTATCTTCATGAAAGGTGCTTATCTCCACAAACTTTACGCCTCCGCTTTTGTTGGCTATTAGCCGATGAGGAATCAACCTATCTAATACAAATACTTCTCCCTCGTTTATAGTCTTTGTATATTTCTCTGTAGTAACAGTACAAATAATTTCTATGTCTAAGCTACCCTCTAAGATATAAAATGTTTCGTGTTTATTCTTATGAAGATGCATTGATGTAGAATGAGGGAAGTTAATTTTAAGAATCTTACCGCAGTAGTTTTCTTTCTCATTGTTGGCCATCCATATCTCATAGCCCCAATCTTTATCTACTCTTTTTGCTTTTGCTAATACACTCATCACAATATAGCTTTATCTTACCTTTAACTTGTATCCAAGTCAAGTTAATTTCTTTAAAATCTTTCTTACATTTACTGCAAGGACTCACAAGTCTGCCTCGCCTATATCAATAAAATAAAGAAGCCTGTAAATCCTCTCTCTACCAACTCCGGTCTCCAATAAGTCTATAGGCATCTCCATATTCAAGTCCCGATTTGGTGTCAGCAACCAATTTGCTACATTGTCATGATCCATTATCTCACAACATTCGTTAACAATATTAACAAACTCAATTAAATTATCTTTTCTTATTCTCACTTATCTCTCCTACGCTCGTCATACTGTCGTCGTCTTTCATTAGTGTCAATCTTTCTGTTTAAGCTACTCTGGCCGCTCTGAAGTCCTTCTAACCTTTTAAGAATATATTCTCTCTTTTCTTTATCGTCTATCCTATCTATATACTCTAACCCTTTTTGGATGATTCTAGGGTCAACCTTAGGTCTTCTGGATGGAACTTTAATTATGTTCGGTTGTGGTGGTGTCGGTAAGACTTTGACAGACTTAGAGCCTTCTCTCTTGGAACTTTCTTTTTTATCTTTTTTAATAACTGTTGGTTTGGAAAGTGGAGAGATAGTAGTAGTAGATGGCAACTTGTGAGTATCAAAAGATAGAAGCTCTACTACTCCGTTATTATTAACCTCTGCTAGACCTCTGCTGACACTCAATAAAGTCACGCCTGAGTCTGTTCTCCGTTTACTATTCAGAGTTAAAAATCTTTTAGGTATATCTTTTGAGAAAAGGTATACATTGGTCTCACCTCTGTATGCCATTATGCCAGTAAGATTTAATTTAATAGGAGGTTTTTCAAGGATCTTTGGTAGCTCAAATTTAGCAGGCTCTTTATCTAGTAATGCGAAGGCGTTTCTATCTGCAATTCCGCTATAGTCTCTCTGCTCTGCCGAAACGGAGCTAGCCAATAAAAGGGGTAATAATAATTTTTTCATTGTACGTAATAAAATGGGACACTTGCTGATGCGTGACATTCGTAGCATCGATCATAAACTTTAACTAGTGTTTCTATATCTTCTGGCTGTAATCTAGTTACATTATACTCGGGCATATTTCTTAACATATCTACTTGTTTTTTATGTATTTGGCATGCGGCTATCTGAGCTCTTCTCTTTGCATTGGCATAGCTTTGAAGGGATAAACTACAAAGTAGAGCTATGACCGCTATGGTCAATAGTAACTCTAACAATGTAAAGCTGCTATTCATTACCATTCATCGTCCCAATACCATCCCCAAGCTGCGTAATTTTTAGTTCCTCCTAGCGGTCCTTCCATTTCTCTGATATTCCAATCGTATCTTCCTATTCCTCCCATCCAACCGTACCAATTATGATCATTAGGATCTGGAACTACAGCTTTATCTTGCAACCATTTTAAGTCTCTATTATTTGGACTGACAACTATATCTTTCCTAGTAGTAGGGTTCTGTACAGATTGGGGGATTACTATAGTATCCTCTTCCAGCCACCTTCTAAACTCTGCATGCCCATCTGTAAATGATATCACCGACCCATTAATATGATATACGCCGGGCCAATCCATAGAAAAAACAGATTCTTTGCCTGTTAGCGTGGGAGTAACCCTAAAGTTTCCAGCGTTAATTGATTCAGCAGGCATTTCAATAAAAGAAAATAAATTACTTGCGTCACTTATGTCTGAGTATTTGTGATGCACTTTATACTGAGTGTCACTTAGGAAGGGCCAACCAGACCACCCTCCTACAAATATATTCATACTATAAGACCTAGCTCTTCGCACAGTAGTACTCTTATTAGTATTAACTGATTCTGCCATTCCCCACCTTTCTCCTTTCCAGCTAACCATGGATTTATCTTCAGGGCATCTATATATTCCTTTACCAGCATACTGGAATAAAGGAGACCATATTAAAGACCTTTCTGTCTGCGCCCATTTGCTCCATCTGCTTCCGCCAGACATACTATCAGCAACCCAAGCTCTAGGTGCAGTAGGCTCATTGTGCCAAGCAGATGCGTAAGCTATTTTATCATCTGAATCGAGAGCGAGCTGACTCATTGCGTAGTTTAGCTGCTTTTGATTAGAAATACATAAAGCCTTGGTGGCGCTTTGCTTGCTCTTGGAAAGGGCGGGGAGGAGTAGAGCAGCTAGAATAGCTATGATTGCAATAACAACCAACAACTCAATTAAACTAAAACCTTTTTTATTATTCATCTTCTAATTTTCTTATATATTTGTTTAAATCACAACATTCCTGTAATAAGTTAATACACGTAGCTCTCCAAAATTTACCAACGTCTCTTAAAGCTTCGTTCTGATCTCTCAGTTGTTCTAGGGCTACTTCTATTTCCGTAACGTGTTTTAGGGTGCTGTCTATAAGAGGGCAAGTGTCCGCTGGTATATCTGGACAATCTTCTCGTAATTCTTTATATCCTTTTGATGGAAAGTCCATTAATAATGTTTCCAGAAGCTTAACTTCTCTTTTGATCTTTTCTCTGCTGGCATTGAGATATAGTTTACATAAGTCTTTTGTTCTGACCAACTCAAGAGTTTTCTTAAGAGTCTAGTAAGCTTAGAGAAGAATCTATACCTAAAAGTTCTTTGAAATATTTTTCTTCTAGAGTTAGCTACCTCCCAATCTTTCTCTCGTTCTTCTGCCTCTTCGGCAGTCTCTTCTATTTCAAATTTTATTAATTCTTTTTTATCAATGACTCCGTTAACAAAAGTGAATTCAAACTCTCTCCACCATATGTTTTCATCTTTATCACGAAAAGATGTGTAGAAATTAATTTTTCCGCTGCGGGTATCTTTAACCCACTCTTTGTTCTCTTTTACGAAGAGCTTTTGTTTGTAAACTTTATATTGGCCCAAGAAGTTTTCAAGGCTTTTAGTTTGATAGTTATTGTTCTTAACTAACTTCTCTTGCTCTTTTGTTAACAAGCCTTTTAAATAAGACTTTGGTACAATTATATCATCAAACATTCCCATAAGGCATTCTCTCCTTCCATCTATCGTGTGCGTGTTTTACAACTGACATAGCTTTCTTTCCGTTCTTCCATTCTCCTACTTTAGTGGAGGAGCTTCGATCTATTTTATAGATTCTAAAAAACTGTTTAAATATCTTTAAGTGGCTATCTTCTATACCATCTAAAGTACTGTACCTGTCCAGAGGTGACCAATGCGGGGCCACAATTAGCTTGTAATCAATTTCTTCGTCATCTACGAAATCAAGTACCCCTAGAGGCCTACACCTCACTAGACTGCCTCTATCAATAGGGTCGTGATTGAATACCAGAACATCAAGAGGATCATTATCTAGCGCATAGGTCTGAGTTACAAATCCATAATTTATTGGGTATTGTAGCGAAGAGACAAGACATCTCTCTAATTCAAAAATATTATACTTTTCATTGTATTCGTATTTTGTATTAGTTCCTTTTGGTATTTCTACAACACATGATATATGTTGGAAATCGTCGTTTGTTATTGGTATATCGTTAACTAAATTCACGGCTTATTATATCTATTAGGTTTCTTATCTTTTAACCACTTTATAGATTTTAATTCGTAGCCAGCATTTTTAACAATTTTTCTCATCTGAGATGGATGAATTTCTATGCTTATAAATTCTATTAAACATATTTCTTTTTTAACATCGAACTTAATTGTTTTAGTTAAATTAGTTTTTTTAAATCCATTTTTAATACCGATAGCACAGGAAGGACAGACTAGACCCGGTATCTTTAGCTCTACGTCAGGGTCAAATACCCCTTTCGTATCACCATTTAATGTCTGCACCAGCAGCCAGCCAAATAGCAGACAGACTATAGCGTATATAATATCAAATCTATAGCTTCTATTATTCATTTAACTTTCTCCAGTTGTTTGGAACATAGCCCCTAAGAGCTCTGTGTCTCATTGAATGAGACTCGTTCAATATCCATATAGCCTCTCCTGCATCTAACTTCATTGACTCGTCGTCCCAGCCGAAATCTGAGTCGTAGCTGTTAACGACAAAACCTTTTTCTGTTGTGTATTTGTAAATTGTTAAATACTCATTGAATAGCTCTAGGTCTCCAAAAATACTTAAAACAGTGTTGTCTCCAAATTTAAAAGGAATGCTCATCATAGAGAATCCAACAGGAATGGTTTTGATTGTCTGATAAACAGTTGGTTTTTTTAAAGTCTTAAAAGCATTTTCTTTTATTCTAGCTTTACTGTTTCTTCCTTCTTCATCATAAGCCACAACTCTAACTTCATAGGTAGTTTCTGGTAGCAAGCCGCCGACTATAACTGAATTATCTGCTATTAAGCAACAACCTCCATGAAAGGCCCACTCTGAAGGTTTACCTTCCCTGTTTCGAGTCCGCATTTTAACCTCGTAAACAATTTGATCTGTCCTCCCTATAACTATAGAAGCGCTCCAGTCAAGTTTCGCTGTGTTGTGAGTCACTCCCGTAACTTTTATTGATCCCGGTGTTGTAGGCCCTGCGTTCGCAGAAACTAAACCAAGGAGGAGTAAAATTAAAATATTAATTGTTTTATTCATACATAACCTCGTAGTCTTCAATAATCTCATTATATAGTAGCTTATCTATTGCTTCTTGTATATTCTTTTTAACATCCTCTTCTGGCCCTTCTTCTAACTCAACTTCTATGTAGCGACCAACGCTAACTTTCTTTAAATATTTTATGCCTAGGCTTCTCTCAAGATTACTCTTCACTACAACTCCTTGTGGGTCAAGAGTGTTTGACTTCGGCCGAGTCATAACTCGGGCTTTCTTTAATGCTTTGGATTCCATCTGCCATCTCTATGTTCAACTGCCCATAACGCTTCAGATACGTTAGGAAAGTTTTCTACAAATATACGCTTACACTCTTCAGCTATTTCTCTATGCTCTTTCTGAGTGTTCTGTTCTGCGCGTAGGTCAATGTAATGAGCCCAGCTTCTGATACTCCCTTTCATATACATAGTAGTCTCTGTCGTAAGAGGTAGAATCATTCTGGCGGACTCTTTAGCTACTCCAGCCCTAATCAACTCATTGTAAAGGGCTACGCCTTTTGCGGTATGCTCTCTTACTTTAGCTAACAAGTGGCCATCTCTAAATGTTTCGCTGCTGCTTTGTCTGTTCTTCTCAGCTTGGACTCTGAGTTCTAGTTCTTCTAGGGTTTGAGCCTCTGAATACCTTTGGCTAAATTCTTGGAAGCTGAAGCTTCTATGCCTAAGTATTTGCGCGGCAATAGCTCTGCTAGTCTTAATCTCTACGGTCATGTCTACCATTTCAAATGGCGACCAATGCTTATGTTTGATTAAAAACTTTAAAAGTCTCGGCGCTGTTTTAGTATTATTTTGATTTTCTGGATTACTAACACGCGCACAATAAGCTATTAATTCTTCTGGATGTGACGAAGTAGCTTTGTCATAAGGTTGAGTTATTGATATTAAATTTACTTGCATTATTTTCCAGTCTTGAATAATTCTTTTAACTCTTGTAGTTCTAATTCAAAATCATGAGCCATTTCTACTTTGACTGCGTCGTAGTCGTCCATGATATCATCATCTCTCCAAATTTTTTTATATTTCCTTATAAGCTTATTGATATAAGCCATTGTCTTTTTAGGTTTGTTCCGTTCAAACTCTGAGATATTCATCTAAGTGTTCCTTCTTTAATCCTTCATTTCTTTTTAAGTTAATAGCAAAAGCAGTCTTAATCTCATGTTCATTTTTAAGAACACCTTTTGGTTTGATATCATTGACTAATATTCTAGCTCCAGATGGAATATCAAATATAATTTGATCATATTTAATACCTACATATTCTAATACTTTAATTGTGTGATCTTTATGTCTCTTTGCTCTCGCAGTTGTCAACACAACTTTGTCGCATTTAGGTATATTTTTTAAAAACTGTTTACTAGACATTAAGGCTTCTTCTTGGCGGTGCGAGGTCTTGCCGTGCCTATTTATAATTTGATCTAGTCTCTCGTTTGAAGTATTTTTAAGTAAGGTGCCGTCTAGGTCAAAGAACCATGTCTTGCCGATCTTACTATGAATTTGTTTATTTTCTTGGATTCTCTCGTCGTTGGTAAATGTATTCTCAATCATTTATCTTATTTGTTTATTATACAATATACTTACACACAGGTCAAGCGAAAAAGAAAGAGGGAGCCGAAGCTCCCTCCTCTTGGTTTTCATTAACTATCACTTCTTAGAAGGCCTACGGCGCTTCTTACCCTTCCCTCTTTGTTGCTTCTTTCTAGCCTCCATAGCTTTACGCATAGCAGCCTTCTCATTGTCGCAAAGTTTTCCATCTTTGTTCTTGTCGAACCTTTTGAGTAAGCCTTGTCTGTTAGGGGCCATCTTGCTTCTAAGCTCTGCATATTTCTTCTTAGCCTGAGCTTCAGTAAGCTTGCCCGCTTTAACTGCTTCTCTGATTTTCTTGACAGCAGCGGCGTACTTCTTTCTGGCCTCTGCTGCCTTAGCCTTACTAGGAGTAGGCTTCTTAGCTGTCGCCTCCTTCTTGGGCTTTGAATGGTGATCAGCCTGTGCTGCGCTAGCGCCCAACACAAGAACTGCCGCAATAATGAATGTAATGTATTTCTTCATAAAATTATTCTCCGGGGTCATTACCGTCAATTACCTCGTCTCTTTTATTTTTAAACTCATCACGAATTTCTTTAATACGAGTTCTGACTTCTTCTCTATTACCCTTCATACCCTCAAACCAATCTTTACGAAGGTTCTTGAGTTGATTTCTTAAGCCTTCTTTGTCATCGTCGGAAGCGTCTTTGAGTTGTTTATGTAAGTCCTTAACTTTAGAATGATGACCTTTGGCAGCGGCGGCAAAGGCCTCTCTAAGTTCTTTTACCTTTTCGTCATCTCTCACTAGCTTGCCGAATGCTTTACCATGTTTGATCTTGTGACCTTTCTTTTTGGAATCCTTGTGGTTCTTTTTGCGTTTCTCAAAGGCTGCTTTAAGCCGCTCTTTGATCTTGTCTCTGTCGATCTTCTCTGGTCGGGGTCTTTCTTTGTCTGGCTTAGGCTTGTTAGGTTTTGCATCAACCGAAACAACCGAAGTCAGGACAATCATCAATAAAATAGAAATAATGTTCTTCATAATACTAATTACACTTGCAAGTTTTATGCCAGTTTATATATACGTTGTTTAAACTGTTTTTGTTAAATTTATTTATTTTAAAATAAAAGAGCTGGGGGATAGACCCCAGCCCTGTTGGGAATATTCACCAATTAGAAATCATCCTCTAGTGAACCCGCTTGTTGATACTCTCTAACCCGTCTCTCGAAAAAGTTGCCCATTGCTTGCACGTCGACGACTTCGCCGAGCCATGGGAATGGGTTTTTGTCCGACGGGAATCTATACTCGAGGCCAATCCCCTCAAGTCTCCTATTACCGATGTAATGCATATAATCGACAAACATGTCAGCATTAAGACCAAGAATACCCCTAGGTAAAACGTCATGTGCATAAGCTATCTCCAATTCTACTGCTTTCTTAATATGTTCTGTAAACTCTTCTTGTATTGCTTTCGTCCAGATTTTAGGATTCTGCTCAATCAAAGTATTGATTAGGTAAGTCCCAAACTTAATGTGAGAGCTTTCGTCTCGTAGAGTATACTTGATCTGGTCTGCAACACCCTGCATTTTATTCTGCCTTCCAAGTGCAAGGAGCATCGCAAAGCCACTAAAGAAGAATATACCCTCACACACCACCCAATAGGTTAGAAAGTTCCTTAGAAGCTCTTTCTTGCCCTCTAGCGTGGTAGCTGTGAAATCTGGACGATTGATATCCGTAGTGATCTCCATCAAGAAGTCATCTTTGGCTTTAATTGATGGAATATTTAAGTACGCTTGATATACCTCGTCTATCTTAAGATCCAAAGAATCACAAACATAAACAATAGTAAGATTATGAAGGCTCTCCTCAAACGCTTGTCTAAGAATATACTGACGACACTCAGCGTCAGTGATGTGCCTAAAACCAGTAAGTAATAAATTATTACCAACAAGGGACTCACTACCGGCAAAGAAGCCGAGTGAACGTTTGACCAAAAGTTTTTCATCGTCTGTTATGTCTCCATTCTTCCATTGTTTAATATCATCTGCCATAGATATCTCTGTTGGCATCCAATTATTAGCACATCCTTTTAGGAATAAATCCCATGCAGTTTTGTGTTTGTGCGGTAGAATACAATTCACTCCCGCAACATTTTTACTTATAAGTTCTCCTGTCTTCATAAATCCTCCTTACTGGCAAGCCTCACAAGCTTCTGGGTTGGCAATAGAACAAGCAACTGCTTCTTCTTCTGTATACTCTTTCTTATCCGTAGTTGACTTCTCAACTTTAGACGCGGCTCTATTTCTTAAATAGTAAGTAGTCTTGAGCCCTTTTTCCCATGCCATCATATAAATATCATTTAAATATTTTAATGAAGTGCCTTTGTTGTAAAGATTGAAAGAGATTCCTTGATCAATCCATTTCTGCCTTACTGAATTACACTCAATTAATTTAAACATATCTCTATCAAAAGCTGTTTTATATTTCTCCTTGTATTTATCTGGTATGTCAAGAAGCGACACATCGCCATCTACTTCTTTTACTGCTTCTGCAAACTGCGCACTCCACAGTCCTTCTCTCTTCATGTCATTTACAAATTGCTCGTTTGTGATGAAGAAGTTTCCGCTTTTGTTTTCGTAGACGAACAACACAGAGAAGTTCGGTTCGATGCTCTGCTCCACACCGTTAATATACCCAATAGTGGCAGTAGGAGCAATTGCCATAGTATTACTATTTCGCATTCCATATTTTGTGATATGTTCCCTGAGTCCTTCCCAATCGATATCTTCATTACCTACTTCTGTTTCTTTTACTCCACGCGCACTCATCAAAGTGTTGTAAGTATCTATGGGTAGAATATTCTTTTCCCATAATGAACCAGAATAGGTTTTGTAAGCTCCTCTTTCTTTAGCTAGCTCACTTGAGAAGAACTCTGTTAAATCGTCTACAAACTCTACGGCTTCATCTGAGTCGTATTGAATGTCAAGAATCTGCAATACATCGTGAGTAGCCATCATACCCAAACCAACTGGGCGGTGCTGCATGTTTGCGTTCCTAGCTTCTTCTGTTGGGTAGAAGTTGAGATCGATGACATTATCAAGTATTCTGATAGCTGTCTTTACAGTAGAGGCCAAAAGCCCCCTGTCGACCCTTGGCTGCTTTGCTTCGCTAGGGACTCTAAGATGATTCTTAAGATTGACAGAGCCAAGATTACATACAGCAGTTTCTCCAACCTCCGTTTTAGTACCGTTCTCATAACTAGATGGCTTTGTATGAAGTAGAATCTCCGTACAAAGGTTTGAACTATGTACTACACCTAAATGTTGGTTACTATAACGAATATTTGATGGGTCTTTAAAGGTAATCCATGGGTGAGATGTCTCAAAAAGCACCTTTAACATCTTTTTCCAGAGGTCTTTAGCGTTAACGACGCGATAATTTGATAATTCTCCTGCGTCAGCCTTCTGGCACATTTCGCTATAAAGTTTTTCGAACTCTTTACCGAAAGTTTCATGCAAGTCGCGGCAGTCAGACGGGCAAAACATATACCAATCTTCATTATCTTTTACCTTCTGCATGAACAAATCTGGCACCCAAGACGCAGTATTCATGTCGTGACAACGTAAGCGGTCATCACCAGTGTTGCGGCGCAAATTGAGAAAATCTTCAAAATCAAGATGCCAAGGCTCTAGATATGCACATCCAGCACCCGGCCTTTTACCGCCTTGATTTACTGCGACAAGTGTGTCGTTGAGGATTTTGAGCCATGGGACAAGACCTCCAGAAATCCCGTTTGTGCCTTTGATAAAAGCGCCAGAAGCACGAAAATTAGTAACATCAAAGCCAAGACCTCCAGCGTATTTACTCTTACGCGCCTCTTGCCAGACCCCTTCAAAGATTCCGTCAATACTATCATCGAATGTGTTTAAATAACATGAGCTTAATTGAGAGTGAGTAGTTCCACTATTAAAAAGAGTAGGAGTGGATGGAGTGTACAGCATATTGCTAAACAAGTTGTAAAATTCAATAGCTCGTCCTTCTTTATTTTCTTCATTAATTGCTAACCCCATTGCAACCCTCATCCAAAAGGCTTGCGGAGTTTCCATTATCTTGTTATTATGTCTTGTGAAGTATCTATCAATTAAAATTTGCAGACCTAAATATTTGAATAAAGAATCTCGTTCTGGCTGCATTGCTTCTGAAATCTTCTTCAGATCAAAATCCAGAAGTTTTGCAGATATGATTTCTGCTTTAACTAATTTTTTTATATTTTGTACAAATGCTTTTCTATATTGTAGTTCAAAAGTATCGCTGTCGACGCTCTCCCTAAATACTTCCTTATATAGAGCGTTGGCAGCTAGCGCGGCAGCGACTTTACTATAATTAGGCTCTTTTTCTATTTTAGCTCGGGCTGACAGGATGAGAGCATCATCAATCTCTTTAGTTGTGATCTTATCGTAAAGTTGAAGTTGAGCGTCTAAAATGATCTCACTTGCTGAAACGCTGTTGCCATCTATGCCTTGGCAGGCTCTATACACACATTTATTAATTTTTTCTACGTTGAATTCCTCTAATTTGCCGTTTCTTTTCTTTACTCTTATGCTCTGCATTGGATATATAAATTACACTTGGTTGACGCCCAAAAACCTATTCTATTACAAACTTTTGATTTGGTCAAGCAATATCTTTCAGTTCTGATAACTTTGTAAATATTTTCTGACTCTGAATCCCAATATCATCAATAAATACTGCATCATCTTTCTTCAAAGCTTTAATGATTACAATGTCTTCCTTAGCTGGAAGCTTGCCGTTAATCAGCTTGCTCTCTTCGATCTTAGCATTGAATTGCAGAGCCGTAATGGTGCCTGTCTCGTCAGAACAAGTCAATCTAATGTACTGAGACCCCTTTTTCGATTTACCCTTGTAAAAGTCCTCTACGGTAGATATAAACAGCACCCTAGAGTTGACTCTAGATTCGTTTACGTCTCTAATACTTGTAAGATCTGAGATTTTAGTACTGTACACATCCTTCAATGAATTAGCGTGAGAGTATCCAAGAAGCTTCTTCTCATAATACCAATTAGCTAGGCTTTCGGACTTGCTGTTTTGTTGGTATATGTCTTTATATGGCGTATACTTCTTCTTGATGGTTTCAAACCTAGAAGAACGTATGTAGACCTTTCCATCTTCGTCTTTTCTATCAACTAAATTTTTAATAATATTTATTAAATCAAAGTTATGTTTTTCTCCTAAGCTGTAAGCTATTCTCTTTTCTCTTTGTGTTAGTAAGTTCCATAGCTGAGCTTCTAATACTATCTTGCTTCTAGATTGAGGAAACCCTTCGAAGGCTCCTGCTTGTATTAAGGCAGAGAGAACTCCAATGCCTACCTTTGCTTCGCTGGCAGCTTGGAACACTTCAAACTTATTAGTAAATTCTGCTCGGAAGTTATTTAATTTCTCGATAGTCTTATCCGATATACCTTTGATAGAGGTTAGTCCGTAGCGGATATCTTTATCCTCGATGCTGAAATCCATTTTCGACTTTGTAATGTGAGGAGGTAGAAGTCTTATATCAAATAGATCTAGCTCTGTCTGTACTTTGTTTACTTCAGCTAAGGGATCTGGCTCGTACTTTGTCATTTTCAACAATGACGAAAAGAACTCTTTGGGATGGTTGAATTTTAAGTAAGTTGTAATTGCTGCTAAAGCTGCATAGCAAATAGAATGAGACTTATTAAACGAGTAGTTCGCTGAATCTTCAAGTACGCCCCAAAGTACATCTCCTACTTCTTCTCCGAGTTTGTTTTCTTTTACCTTGTCGACAATCTTCTTCTTCCATTCTTTTACCTCTTTAACTTTCTTTTTGCCTACGATACGCCTAAGTATCTCTGCTTCGTCAAGAGTAAAACCAATCTTGTGAGCCATTTGCATCAACTGTTCTTGGTAAAGAGCAACGCCACCAGTGCTTTTCAAAATCTCATCAAATAAGGGGTGTATTGGTTCATAAACATCATGGTTAGCGTAATCAGAATACTGCTTGACAAACCCTAAAGCCCCCGGTCTTCCTAGGGCGAGAACCGCACTAAGTTCCTCTAGGTTCTTTGGTTTGACATCTCGACACACTCTAAAATTAGTGTCGGCTTCAATCTGAAATAAACCGTGAGGAGTTTTTAAGTCTTGTAAATTTCTATATATACTAGGGTCGTCAAGATCGATATCTGTAACCTTTAAGCCAACTTGCTGGCACACATCATGAACCACGGAGACACTACGTAGTCCTAGAATATCAAGCTTAACATTAAAGAGGGATACCCAATTCATATCGTAAGACGACACTACAGCTTTATCACTTGTAAGCTCTACTGGGCAACTGTCCTCTAACTGATCATAAGAGAGCAAAACTCCAGAGGCGTGAACGCTCTTGTTTTTAATTAAGCCTCTGAGCTTCAGAGCAATTTTATATGCTTCTCTGTTCTCTGTTTCATCGCACCAGCTCTTGAACTCTTTAACTTCATCGTAAGTTTCCTCTAGGTCTTTTACTTGGCCAAAAATTTTAGGAATATGACCAGAGACCATATTCATTTCCGACTCACTCTTGCTAGCTATGATCTTACCGCATTCTTTTATTAATAGCTTACCGCTCAGAGTGTTAAGGGTTAGTATCTTGGCGGTCTTACCTTTGAATTTATTATCAATATAATCTAAGACTTTATGTCTATTATAATAACAAACGTCATTATCAATATCAACCATCAGATTGCCGTCAAGATACGTCACCCCGTCTACTACCTGCTTTTTAGCTCGAATTTTAGATATGAACCGCTCAAAGAATAAGCTATACTTAATTGGATCTAAGTTAGTTATACCAAGCAAGAACAAGACAAAGCTTCCTGCAGCAGACCCACGACCTAAACCAATAGGTATATCGCTCTCTTTGCAAAAATTGATTACATCCCAAGTCAGCAGCATGTAGTCTACGAAGCCTAGCTCCTCCATAATGCTGATTTCGTACTCGGTTCTATCTGTGTATGCTTCAGCTTTAGTTGCGTCAAGCTCTCCTGACTCAATCTTTTCTTTATAACCAGCTAAGCATAGCTTACGAAGTATCTGATTATTGTCGTCTTCATCGCTGATCTCATGCTCTCTCTTGGCTTGTTCACTGATCTCAAAAGATGGTAGGCGTACACCATGCAAAGGCAGGTCTATCTTCTTAAACTTTTTTAAAAATGTATTTGGTGTCATAGTTCTAGGGAATACTTTAAGCGGTTCCAAACTTTTAAATTCAACTCTAAATCAACGATAGCATTGTGAAGCTTTTCGTAATCATGATCTATATCAAACTCTTTACCTAAAAAAGTTAAACTAGATTTAATACCTTTTCTTCTTGTGTTATATATTCTATATTGATATTCAGTAAAGTCTTCTTCTGGCTTGTAGGGTATATCCATCTTAATGCCTCTGGCTATACAATTAGTATCAATAATCTTCGGCACTAATGGTTTATAATCTTTGCCAGCTAACTTGTAAAGCTCTTTTATTAGATAAAGGTCAAAGCCTAGTATGTTATGTCCAACTACATAGTCAGCGTCATCTAGCCACTTTACAATAGTAGGTAGGGTCTGTTTGAGCGTCTTGCCATTTTTATTAACGTAGTCTTCGTCGTAACGAGTAATACGTGCAGCATCTTCGCTTATTTTAAAATCGGTGTCCCACTTGATATAATAATCCTTTTCATCAAGCTTCTTTGTACCGTCTGTTTTTATCATGGAAACCTGCCATGATACGTTATGACAAAAGCTTAAGCAAAGATTATATGTCTCGCAGTCAATAAAGACAAGCTTCTTATCCTTTCTGAATCTTAGTAGGTGTTCGTCCATTAAGCCTGAGCCTCCTTCCAGCTATCAAAACTAAATTCATTAGAGCATAGGTGGTCAAAACGAGGATTATCAAGAGTAGTCCTGTTGTTAATGCAGCGAAAAGTAAGGTAAGCCTTGAAATCGTCCCTGCATTCATAATATATAGACTTGACTGGGATCGACTGTAATTTGTTCTCATTGCAATATGATTCTACTTTCTTTTTAATTATATAGTCAAAAGGCACATCGTTGTCCTCTACAAAAAATACCGGCTTAGTAAACTCAAACTTAGGAAAACATACAGCAAAAGTCAGAGAATTTTTAAACAAAAAGGAATCGTAAAACGGTACGCATAGCTGTAGGTCTTCGTCGTCCCAATATTTCTCAAGAACTGAAAAATCAATTCTAGGTTGGTAATAAAATCCATCACATGCCGCATAGCTCGAAATCTTGATGAGTTTTTTGTAGCCTTCCTCGTTTCTAGCTAACACAACAAACTTAGATTCTGTATCTATTGAATCTTTATTTTTCTCTGTGCTGTCATTACAGACAGACACCCTATATCCAAATACAAGCTTTATACCTGCTTCGTTAAGGTTCTTATAGGCTTCGAGGAAACCGTTCATAGTATCCTCTACTAAGAACACCGACTTCATTTTATTACGCTTTGCTATCTCAACTATAGAAGATGGATAGTTCTCTCGCTTTTCCTCGGTATCCTCTAAGGTGAGAATAGACCTACCGATACTGTAATGAGATTTAAATAAGGGAATAGACTTCATCCTGTAGCCCAATACTACATTATACTGAACTAAAAGTCAAGCTAAAAATCTGTGAAATCAAAGGCTCCGCTAGTTCTTCTTTCTCCTGTCGGCCAAGCTGGACAGCCTTTGTAGCTTCTCTCAATTATTTCATGAGTGTCTGTCTCTTTTAGTTCTTCCTTATTAAAAGCGCTTCTATACGCCTTTCCTGTTTCTTTATTAACTAAAGAGTAGAAGTCAAAGGGTTTCCTTGCTGGACATATCCACTTTCCGGGTTTGTCGCTACCACAAAGCCATCTGTACTTCTTACCGTTCTTAGCAAGATTCTCTAGAGCCTTATCTTCGTCATAATCAGAAAGAAGTTCTGCTAATTCTGTTAAAAACATCTCGAAGCCCTCTAGTTCGTCCTCTGTAAGCTTTGGGGCAGCTTGCTCTGGACTATCGGGGAATCTTAAAAATAAAAATTTAACATTTGGTATTACTCCATCCTTTTTAAATGTTGCTAGGGAGTACATCAAAGCTTGGTAATTGGCGTTTATCTCTTCTTTGCTAAATTTAGATTTACTACTCTTGTAGTCCCAAATATCTATTTTATTTTTATAAAAAGCTTTTTTATCAATGAAGCCGTTAATAATGAAGTTCTCCCCTTCTATTTCAAAATGTTCTTCTGGCTTTAAGTCTTTGCTGCCTTTACAATAGAAGTTATAATTAAGCCCGACATATAGCATTTGATACATTAGAGATAAATTATCTTTATCATCTACATTTAGGAGTTTAGCGTGTTTGTTTAGTAATCTATTTACTGGTTTGCATCTTAGTATAGCAGTAGGATTCTTCTTAAGTTTATCGAAATATTTCTTCTTGTGCTTTGGGTTTAGCAAAAGTTCAAATATTAAGTGAACAATAGTGCCTCTAGATGCCCCGTCGTTTGTGGTGTCGGGAATCTTAAGAAAATACTTAGAGTAGAATAGCCAACTACACGTATCTAGTGTTTTAATCTTGCTTGCGCTAAGACGTACTTTATCATTTTTAGACATTAAAAAAGTTTTTTAAAAGAGAGGGTTCTTTGAGATGCATCTCATTAAAGTCGTTATGTTTATTTGGTAACTTTATTGTTATCTGATCTTCATCAAAGAATTCCAATAGTTTTTTTCTTGCTTGATAAGCCCCTTTATTTCCTGCTCCGTTATTTGAAGAGTCATTATTAAAGGATAAAAATATTTTATCTGGGTCTAGTCTCGTTAGTAGGCTGAGAGTGTCTGGTGATAGACTGACCCCGAAAGTAACGATGCAATTTTTTATGCCATGCTCCCATAAAGATAGCATGTCTCCAATGCTTTCAACCAAGATAGCTTGACCAGACTCTCTTATAAATTGATGATTGACGGCTAGCGGAAACCTCCACTTGGATTTATCTCCGATCAACTTCCATTTAGGTCTGAAATACTTAGCGCTTTCTCCTTGGTCTGGATTTATATCTCTACCAGCAAAACCTATTATCTGTTGCTTGTTGTTGTAAATAGGGAAAACGTATCTGTAAGCCATCTTCCCGGTAAACATGACTCCTCCGTTAAATAGATCTAACGTATCACTTGATATGCCTCTTCTTTCCCAATAGCTGTGATTTTTTTCTAGCTTATAGAGTAATTCATTTTTAAATATTTTAGTCTGATCGACTCTTACTTCTAAAGTTTTGGGAATCAAATCTCCTTCTAAGCCTTTGTTGGCTAGCCACTTGGTAGTGTCGGACTTCGACTTTAGTCTTAAAGTTAGTCTAATCAAATCTTCAAGAGTGCCTCCTATGTCTTCTCTAAAATCTTTCCATACTCCATCAGACTTCCTTATGCTTAATACAGTCGAGCTACTAGAGTCTCTGTATAAAGGTTTAGTTCTAAAATACTTACCTTGGTCGCTTAAGCTATAACCGATGTCTGTTAGTATCTCTCTTATTCGATCTGAATCTATTTCGTTCATAGTAAATTATCTCTTTCTGGCTCTGCGTCATCTATGGTGGCTTGGAATGCGCCAGCTTCTATTACATCCTCTAACGTGCCTCTCTCTACAACTTGGAAGTTTTCTATATTATAGTTTATAAAATTAGGCACATACTTATATCTATTACCTTGAGGAACTCTTACTAAGTCGTGATGGCCTTGAGCTTCTCTCCCTTGGAAACGTGTAGCAAGTGGTATTAACTTATGAGTACCAAAAGCAGTTCCTTCTTCAGATATTTCTTCTGGAGTCTTTCTTCTGAATATAGCTACAAAAGAGGCAAACCATTGTAGTCTGTCAGATTGGGCGATGGCGCTGCTGTCGTCTACTCCATTCTCTGCTGATCTATTTAACTGACAGGCTGTTAATAGTGGTATATCTAACTCAAGAGTAAGTTCTTTCAAGGAGTTTACTTTTTCTCCTATAAGTTCGTACTCTTTTTTATTCATGTCTTTTTCACCGGTGAGCTTGATATAGTCATATACTACTACACAATCATTACCCCTTCCTACCTCTGAATAATACCATCTTCTAATTATAGAGCAGATTTCTTCAATTGGTTTACCGGCTACAGTCATATGCTTGACTTTTTCTTGAGCTAATTTTAGTTTATCTTTGTTGTCGTTAAATTTCTTAACAAGCTCCTCACTTTTCTTCCACATGCCTGTCTCTAGATGCCAGACAGGTATACCTGTTGCAGAGGAAGCTATACGGAATTGAACATCAACCGTGGCCATTTCTGTGTCTAATATCAAAGCGGGACAGTTATTCATAACTGACATTCTAGTAGCTAGGTGAGATAATATAGTTGACTTTCCGTGTTTAGGCCTACTGACCCAAGCATATATATTTCCTTTGCGTATGCCCCCAAACATCCTGTCAAAACTCCTATAAGGGGTCTTTAGGCCCATCTCTTCTTGAGGGTCATTAGCTCTCTCTAATATAAGGTCTTCTATCCCTCCGAAAAGATCTTCTGGTTCATTAAGTTTAGAATAGTTTTGAATCTTTTCATTATATATTTGGTCGGCTTCGCTTATTATGGAGTCAGCGTCTTTATGCCCGTTAGTTTTAACAAAGCTTTTAAGCTTATCGGCTGTGCCGTCAATATCTCTTCGTATTCTAATTTTACATAATTCTTGACAGGCTTCTATTACAGCAGGCTTTTTAATCTGAGTAAAGGATATGTCTTCAATATAGTTGAATATGTCTACCTCGCTTTTAAAGGAGACTCCTAGGTTTTTTATTTGATGAGCAAGCAGAGTCTTGTCGAGTTTTTTTCCTGACGATAATATATCCTTAATCGTTGAATAGATGATATAGTGTTCTTTAGATACAAAATCAGAAGAGTCTATAAACCTATCTACATCGAAGAATACATCTGGGTGCTTTATTAAGCCTCCTAAAACGTGTCGCTCTATCTTTAGAGATGAAATGTTAGACATTCAAGCCCGATTGTAAACTAAACTGAATAAAAAATCAAGAAGAAAAATCGTCTTCGTCTGTCCAGTCGTCTTCTCTGTACTCGTTGTCGTCTGACGGAGGTAATGGTGGTGCTTCTCCGCAAAGCTGAGCTTTTATTGTGTCTGAGTTAAGGTCGTGTACTCCTTCTAGCCAATATTCTGACGCTTTTTGCAAGGCCATCATATTTAACTCGTTGTCAAATTGGGCGTAATATCTAGGAGAACCTAAGTTATCAAAGGTGAAAAGCAGAAATCCCCCGTACGAAAATTCGTTTAGTTGTTCTAAAAGAGCCGGTGGTATGTCAAATCTTTCAAACTCCTTCATATGTTTAATTACACTATAAATCCACTTTAAATTTATTTTTAAAAAACTCTTTTGATAGAGAATCTACTTCATCGTGGTTTATTTCTATTAAGTTATAGTCGTTTTGCTCCAACCATTCTAACTTTTTGAAGTCTCTGTTAATAGATTTTAGATAATTAACTCTAGAATTTGCGTGAAAAAACTTATTAAAATTGCCATGCTGAGCTCCGTTTACTTCTACGGCAATTTTTTTTGTGGCGTTGAGGATGTCTACTTTCATTCTACTGCCATAGACAGGGAACTCTTCGTAGACAATGCAGCTTTTCCAATATCTTTTTAAAAACTGCTTAACATCAAATTGAAGCTTTGATCTGCTTTTCCCGTCCCATTTTATTAAATATTTATTGACACCCCTATTCTCTAGGCGTCCATATATATTATAAAGCCTCACGACATGACTTGGGTGACCTGAGACTCTAGTTTTTTGATGTAAGAAATAAGGTCTGAATCGGCAGCGTGATTCCTTTTAAACCTTTTGAAGTCCCTTCGAATCTCTTGCTTTAGCCCGCGCACTACCATGTCTCGGCTATTAACAATACCTTGCTTGACGCTGCGAGTTTTTCTCAGCTTCTGCTTCTCTGCTTTTCTTTGAGCGTGTTTCGTCTTCATCTAAATTAAAAAAAATGGTGGTTGGATTATTTGTTTACCAACACCTTTTCGGTACCCGAGAAACAAATGTTTCAGATCTACCTACTTCGGACTCATCCACGTTTTCCCTCTGCCACTTGGCCGTCGGTACTTCCGCAGGTGCTACGTTACCTCCTTGGGAGAGATTGTTCCGTCACACCGCCTCTCTCCGTCGAGAGAGGAAATTCTTGCTAACGTTCTTTTATATTAACACAAGCTTGAATTCATGTCAAGCTAAAGTTTCCTTAAACATTTTGTAGAAATAATTAGTAGCTTCGGTATTATCCTCTAGATAATTAAATAAACCATTCCTACCTTGAAATTTGTCAGGTATTTCAATATTGTTATCTTTTAACTGTTGCACTATCTCTTCAGAGACTTTTATCCAAGCTCCAGATTTAGAAACAAACTCATATTGCAATAACAAATCTACAATCTCTAACTCTTTCCAAATACTTGTGCCGTTTTTTCGGCCTCGTTTAATTGGATAACCAATGACAACATTGGTTTTTTCGTTAGGAGACTTCTTGACTGTAACTTTGGACCACTGACCTAAAATCTTATTCGATACTCTGTCTGGAGCTTTCTTGTCGTCCTCAAGAATATAATCTTTTTTATAACGAGGCTCAAACTCAAGAATCCAGTTAGCAAAGTGGAGTAGGGCATTGCCTCCCGTGGCTGACGTTTGCCTCACAGGGGCTTTTGAATACGGGTCTATCTGAATATCTGCCCTGACTTGACTAATAAAAATAGCCATATGACCTCGTTTTGTTAGAGCAGTGGCTACCTTCTTCATGAATACGGAGCTGATAGTAGCGCCGCCAGCAACTTTAGTTGCGTCGTCTAGGGCTTTTTCGCTATCGCTCTTAGTTTGTAGCCCATCTACTGAATCAAGTATGAATAAATACTTCTTATCTTCTTCGTTGAATTGGATAAGCATCTTCATCATATCGAACACCGACTCGTAAATATTGCTCTCGTAAATAAAACAAGTTCCGTCTTTCCAGTTTTCCGGCTCTCTTGTGTCTATAAATTCTACACCAGCCCTCTCTCTCATCTCTGGACTAAGCCTGCCTTCGCATTTAAAATAGACAGCTCTCGCGTTTGGCATTTTAAGGAAATGTCTAGTCACTTCAAGTGCTTCTGACGTCTTGCCTCCCTCATTAATACCGCAAAAGCGATGAAGCCCCGGGCCTAGTCCGCCTCCTGTCTCAATATCTAGAGTTAAAGACCCTGTTGAAACTTTGTATTCAACCGTCTCTTCGTAATTGTAATGATCTTCTTTATGGGTTTTAAGGAACGATGATAACTGTTCCGCTGAGGTTAAAACTCCATCTTCACTTACTCTTTTCTTCTTCTTTGCTGCCATGTCTTAAAAAATCAATTAAAGTTTTTGGTTTCTTTTCTTTTGGTTTAGTTACCTCTATCTCTTTATCTAGTATAGCATGTTCTTTTTTAAAGTCAAGGCTAGATAACTTGTTTTGTTTTGATAAATATTTTTTAAATTTTTCAGTGCGGAACTGAGCTAAGCTTTCGAGTTTGAGCTCACTAAAATCCAAGTCTTTAAATATCTGCTCCCCAAAGTCCTTTATTAAAGATTTTGCTATCTTTACCTCCTTGGGCCAGCTTACCTTTTCTGGGTTTTGCAAAAACTTCCAAACTAGGTACTGATAAATATTATTTATCTTTTTTCTTTTCATCGAGTAAATTAAGTATCCTTTTAGTCTCTTGCCAATTACTTACTTGCCAAAACGCATCAGCTTTTTGAGCTAAGGCGTAATCGTTGCCTCCTTTATCGCACTTATCACCAAAGAATAAAATTATTTTTTCTTTTAGATGTTTGACTACTTGGCTTTTGTCATTACCTATGGGTTGAATGTCAAGTGAAATCTGTCCTCCGATTAAAGCTTCTATTTTGTATTTATTTTTAAATTTTTTATTAAACTGATTAGCTAAGACTTTTCTTTCTTTATTTGCTTCATCCCATACCGAATAATAAGATCGTAGCTGCTCTGAAGCTCCGCGTCCAACTATGCTAAAGTTTAAAGCGCCAGTGCGATATTCAAAATGCGGAGCCTTTCTGTAAGGGAAAGAGGAATCCTGTACTTGTAGCGATAACCAATCCTCTACTTCGTGTGGTAGTTCAAGTTCGTTTTGGTAAACGCAGTTGTCTCCTTTCCAGTATTCGTTACCCATGCAACTGAAAATACCTTGGCATTTCTTTAAAATACTATTTGGTACTTGCTCTTTTATTTTCGCTAGATCGCTACCAGAAACTAAATAAACGCTCTTGTCGTTCATCCAAGAATAGAAGAAGTTTAAAAACTCGGGCTTCATCTCTTGACGGGGATCGGTTAAAGTCCCGTCTACATCAAATAAAAAACAAGTATCATTCATGGTTGTCGTATATATCCCACTTTTGTAAGCCGTGTAGACTCCAATCCATATCGTACTCAGATTTGTTTAGTTTGGTTTTGTATTCTGGCTTAGCAAAATATATCTGCTGCTCTTTGTTGTAGCCCCAGTATTTGTCAATATGTAAATATCTTGTTAAACCAACTCTATTTGAGTTGTGATTAGTAAAGTCAACATCCATATTCAAAACAAACCTTAATTTAGTATCGCTCTCTCTGAGTTTATTTGAAATTGCAAAATGTGGAGATATGCAGTTATCCGCTAGATCTTTTGAGTATCTTTCTAAATCATCATAAATCTTAGAGAACTCATTTATTTGGTCGGAGCTAGAAAAAAACCACAAATCTGGAATAGACTCTTTTATGAAAAAAGCCCTCTCGTAAAACATCCAGCCAGAAAAGGGAGCATGAAAATAATTAGGATCATAGTTCGAAAGAATAAAGTCTTCAAACATAGCAAGATCATATCTGCTAACAAAAACAAAATCATATTTAAATCCCTGCTCTTGTTCGTAGGCAGTCTTCTGCTCCACTGCTTTTTGGAATGAATAGAACCTGCTCCACATTGATTGCGAGCATCGCCGCTGGTGTTGAATTGGAGCATTACCTACGAGGAGGTGCTCGGTGTCGGGTTTTACCAAAGGCTCTGAGAGGTACTTTTTGGGTTTATAAAACTCTAATAGGCTCTGCTCATAATCTAAATCTCTTATGTGTAAGAAAGTGTCAACGCTGTCATTCTTATCAAGAAAGTGATGTTTATATTGATTGAATGCTATTTTCGGGTCATTTTGGGGTTCGTTACTGGCCCTTTCGTCTACCTTGCCGCGGGTTTTGCCAACTAAACCATGTAAACAGAGAGCTATCTTCACTTGTATTGTTTCATATCGTTTTTAACCATATCTTCGATCATCTGCTCGAAAGATATATCTCTCTTCCATCCTAGCTCCTGCTCTGCGATAGTTGGGTCGCCGTGAAGTAGGTCAACTTCTGCTGGTCTAAACCATCTCTCATCAATCTCAGCCATAACTGTATTCTCTTGAAAAAGCCTAAACTTTGCGTCTAGACCTTCTCCACTCCAAAGGCCGGGAATAGATGCTGCATTGAAGGCTTTAGTCACAAAATCTTTAACTGAGTGGGTCTCTCCGCTAGCTAAGACATAGTCCTTGGGTTGATCTTGATTAAGCATTAGCCAAACCCCTTTCATGAAATCTCTACTGTCGCTCCAATCTCTGCGTGAATCAATATTGCCGAGCTTAAGTGGCTCAAAGCTCTCTCCGTTCTTTATTTTTTGAGAAATCTCAGCAACTTTCTTAGTAATTTTTCGAGTGACGAACTCGCTGCCTCTTCTTGGGCCTTCATGGTTAAATAAGATAGAGTGAACAGCGTATATATCATAAGACTCTCTGTAAACTTTAACTAAGTGTCTTGCAGCGGCTTTTGAAGCTCCATAAGGGCTTCTTGGTTTAATGGGGTGCTTTAGGTCTTGGGGGCTGTAATCAACATCGCCAAGCTCTTCAGAAGAACCAGCGCTGTAAAATCTACAATCTGGCTTATGTTTTTTGATTGCCTCTAAACAGCGAATGACGCCACAAGCGTTTATATCAAAAACGCTTAGAGGGGTATCCCAACTAACCCCAACGTAAGAGTTGGCTCCAAAATTGATAAGATAGTCTGGCTGAATCCTCATGACCAGATCGTTAATACTAGCGCAATCTGTTAAGTCCCCGTCCACTAGAGAGAATCTTTCGTGCGCTATAAAGCTCTTGATGTTATCAAGGTTAGGTGTCCCTGAGCGGCGCTGCATTCCATAAATTAGATTGTCTGTATTATTGAGAAGATACTCTGTCATATTAGAGCCATCTTGACCAAGAATACCCGTGATTAATACTTTTTTACTCATATTTTTAAATTTTTAATTCCTTTATTTCTTACTAGATTGTGTGCGTATGATGTTTTTGCTCCATCTGGCTTTCTGTCGTTAATTAGGTGTCTCTCTCCTCCTCCGACACCCATTATAAGCTGATCGTAAAAAATATTCATATCTGCTAGCTGCTTTTCTGTGAAGGCTCTAGAGCTTTCGCGTCTGCCTGT